ATCCTAGTTAACTACATTGGTGACTTTGCATAGGGGGCCGTAGTGCAGCAGATCGGCTTTCAGCAAAAGGTAGAGTGGAATACGTCAGTTTCGACTAATCGTAGTACTACTACTACGTTCAATACTAGTCGCAGCACAACCACGACTTTCGCTACTAGTCGTAGTACGTCTACTAACACTATAACTACATTTAATACATCGCAAAGTACTACAACAACGTTTGCTACTAGCCAGAGTACTACTACGACTTTTGCTACTAGTAAAAGTACTACGACTACGTATGTAACTTATTACAATACGTCACACATCACTACTACCACATTCAATACTAGTCATAGTACAACAACAACTTTTGCTACTAGTAGGACTACAATTACAGCCTATACGACTTATTATAATACTAGTCATAGTACAACTACAACGTTTGCTACGAGTCACAGTACAACGACAACTTTTAATACTACTAGAAGTACTACTACGACTTATACGACTTATTATAATACTAGTCATAGTACAACAACTACTTTTGCTACTAGTAGAAGTACTACAACTACGTATCAAACTAGTCACGGTACAAGCCATAGTACAATAACTACATTTAATACTACTAGAAGTACAACGACTACATTTAATACTACTAGAAGTACTACCACTACTTACCAAACTAGTCATCCAACTAGTCACAGTACTACTACTACGTTTGCTACTAGTAGATCGACAACTACTACATATTCGACTACTAGAAGTACAACTACAACGTTTAATACTACTAGAAGTACAACTACAACGTTTAATACTAGCCGATCTACAGCTACAAGTAAAAGCACTACAACAACTTTTAATACTAGTTTTCAAAACTATGTAGCTACAGGTTATATGGCAGTAAATTATGTTGCAAACACTACAATAAGTACAAGTAGAAGTACTACTACTTCATTTAATACTACAACCACTTTTAGTACAAGTAAAAGTACTACTACAACGTTTAGTACAAGTAAAAGCACTACAACAACTTTTAATACTAGTCATAGCACTACTACTACATTTAATACAAGTAGATCTACAACTACTAGTTATACTACGTACTACAATACTAGCCATAGTACAACGACTACATTTAGTACAAGTAGAAGTACGACAACAACGTTTGCAACTAGTCTTTCAACTATTACTAGTTATACTACGTACTACAATACAAGTCATAGTACTACGACAACGTTTAATACTAGTAGGTCAACTACAACAACGTATCAAACTAGTCATACAACTAGTCACAGTACTATTACTACGTTTGCTACTAGTAGGGCAACTACAACAACGTATAATACTACTAGAAGTACAACTACAACATATCAAACTAGTCATAGTACAAGTCACAGTACTACAACAACGTTTAACACTACTAGAAGTACGACAACAACGTTTGCAACAAGCCAAAGTACAACAACAACGTATCAGACAAGTCATTCGACTTCACATTCAACAATAACTACCTTTAATACTACGCGCAGCACCACTACTACCTTTAATACTACGCGAAGTACTACTACCACATTCTCAACAACCCAGAGTACAACAACAACTTTCACTACAACGTTTAATACGTCCTCGACATTTACAACAACATATGCTACAAGTCGCAGTACAACAACAACGTTTAATACACTTCGTGTTACTTCGTTTTACGCATAGGAATAAATGTCATGGAAATGTTTAATAGAGCTTCTATAAAAGAGCGTATTGGCGATATAGAAAAGTCTACCACTCTTCACCACTTGAAGGATTGTGAAAGGTATTTCTTAAAACTAGCTAAGAAGTATAAGATTGAATATGCTTATGATGTAGTTGCTAATGAGCTTACATACTTTAAAACGCTCCAGTACACAGAATGGGCACATTGTTTTAGTATGAATCCTCTACAACAAGAGCTACGTGTAAAACAAATGGAAGATGCCCTAGCTGCATGCAACCCTATTAAGTATGACTTTATGGGTTACTTTAAGGATAAGGCTACTAGTAACAAATCTAACAAGTACAAACACATCAAAAGCCACAGCATTGAAAGTAGAGATCACCTGATAATACCTGTTGGGTCAAACAAACTAAAACAAACTATTTGCCTTAACAAGTTGTGTTATTTGCGTGATAAGTACGATGGTAATATCTGGTTTAAGCCACATCCTCTAACGACACACGCTTTAGTAGGTGAGCTACGTGACATATTAGGTGATATGGTTCTAGACAGAGATGCTGATATGTATAGCCTTATGCTAGATACAGACACTGTACATACAAGTCATATGTCAGAAAGTTGTGTTTATGCTGTGGCACTGGGTAAAGATATTGATCCTATCGACGTATATAATGAGGTACATACGGCTTCATTTTATCATATTAACCGTATGATGTTTTTAGCATCTGATCCGTATGAAACGATACAGTCTTGCTTAAATAGTGTAGAGTGCGGTATAATAAATCCAGAGATACAAGAAGACTGGCAAAATAGAATGAAGCAGTATTTTGAGTACATCTTTGATCAACGTCAGCAACGTAAAGGTCATTATATCTCAACAATAAAAGGGTATGATTACTAATGGCAACTAATGGTGTTACAACAAGGGCAGCTAAAGGTTCTGCACTTACGCATACAGAGATGGATGACAACCTTCTGTGTTTATTCAAAGAGAACCCCACAAACGTGACTAGCAACTACACGATCCGCAATGGATATAACGCAATGTCTGCTGGCCCCGTCACAATCAACAGTGGTGTTACAGTTACTGTAGGCTCTGGCGAAACATGGACGGTGGTTTAGATGAGTACACTTAAAGTAAATGATATTGAAGAAGCAACCTCTGGTGGTGGTAAAATATTTCCAGCAAGGGCTTGGGTAAACTTTTCTGGAACAGGAACTATTAGCATAAATGATGATGGTAACGTAAGCTCTCTTACTGACGAAACAACAGGAAGCTACACCATTAATCTTTCAAACAATATGGCAAGTGCAAACTATGCCCCAACGGGCAACTCTAACTTTAACAATAACAGATATGGCCCGTATAATGATGGTCAAGTTGTGCTAAGAGCATTATCCGCTAGCAGCGTATATGTATTTTGTACAGATGGTGGGGGTGGAATTAATGACCAATATGGCGTGTATGTGACTGTTACGGGGTATCAATAATGACTAAATATCGTGTTATATTTGATGACCCTGATGCTCTTGATGAGACGACTAAGGTTTTAGTTCCAGCGCAACAATGGCTAGATGAAGCTATAGCAGGTAACTTGCCGCCTATTTGGGTTTATTGGCAACTTCAAGATGACGAAAACAAAGCAAGAGAAGAAGGCCGAATAGAAAGCTTTAACCATGATCCAGAAAAACACGCATTACAATGGAGAGCGCCTCGAATTGGACCATTAACAGAAGAAGAAGCTATGGAATATCTTGTAATGAAAGATTTACCTCGCAAATGTTGGGCAGAAGAACACAACCGCCCAATGTTTAAGATTGTGCGTACAGAGGAAGTGCCAAGCGATAGGCAGTTTCGCAACGCTTGGGAGATGGCAGCATGAGTACAATTAAAGTTGATGCTATTGAGACAGTATCAGGACAAGATGTTGGCATGTGCCGTATGTTTTGTAACTGGTCAAATATAGGAACCCCTAGCATTAGGCGAGGCATGAATGTTAGTTCTTTAACGGACGTTGCAGGAAATACATCAGAAGTAAATATGACTAATGCTATGGCTAATACAACTTATAGCATAACGGCTGCACATCAATCTGCAAGTTTAACTACTTGGAATAACACACATAGCTCACAGCATGACAGTAACATGCTTTATGTTGCAATCTTCTCTTGAGTTAAAGGAATCAAAATGACACAAACTTTTATTAAAATAGGCGCTACAGACTATAACGCCGCAGACTATACAATACCAGCAGAGCGTACTTTTCGTGAGAGTTGGGAAGCTAATGCAGATACAGGGGTAATCTCTGTGAACATGGAAAAGGCTAAAGATATCTGGCGCGATAAAATACGCACAGCTAGAGTTGAACCGTTGGCTGCTTTAGATACTGCGTTTATGAAAGCGCAGGAAACAGGCGCAAGCACAACTCAGATTGTAGCTGACAAGCAAGCGTTGCGTGATGCTCCTGCTTTAGCAAGCATCGATGCCGCCTCAACTCCTGATGAATTAAAAGCTATCCAACCAATACCTAATGTAACGGTGGAATAAATGACTAGCGTAATTCGTGGAGATGATAACTTTGACAGTGGTAATGTTGAGGATACTGTAAAGGCTTGGGTTTATACTTATACTTACAGTACTCAGACCATTAAAGATAGTAAAAACGTATCAAGCGTTACTGATATTGGAACAGGGAATGTTCGAGCAAACTTCTCAACAAGCATGACCAATATCTATTTCGCAACGGCTGGTAGTGCAGGTTATTCAACTAACCCATATCGTTACCTAGGTTTCTATGAACACGTTTCTTCCTCCTACATGAGTGCTGTTGCTCTATATGATGCACAATCAAATTATGATGTAGATATGCATTGCATGATTGCATTTGATAGCTAAGGAAATAAATGTTAGGCTTTTTACCACTAGCAACTACTACTTTAGCATCCTCTCAGGCAGGTGTTTCTGCAGAGGTGGCTATCACTGGTGTAGTTGCTACTGGTACAGTTTCTAATGTTATAGAAAAAACTACAGCGGGTGTTTCTGGTGCGTCTGCTACAGGTTTTGTAAGTAACGTTTCTGTAAATAGTATATCGTCTATAACAAGTGTAGGTACAGTATCTGTCAACCTAACTAAAGTTACTGACTCTGTAAACGCTGCAACATTCGTAGGCACTCTAAAAGTCAATACATCTGAATTACTAAATAGTATATCTTCTACAACCCATTTAGGTATATTATCTGTAAATAATAGTAAAGTTATTGACTCTGTAGGTGCTTCATCATTCGTAAGTGCAGTAACTGCAGACATAAATGAGACACTTACTAGTGTATCGGCAATAGGTACAGTAGTAGCTGTAGGTTTTGACGCTAAAGGCAATCATGTATTGTCTTCTGTAAGCGCAACAGGCTCTATTGAGTCAGTTTCTATTGATGGCTTTGAAGTTGATGTATCTGAAAGTCTACAGTCTGTTTCTGCTACAGGTGCAATAGGTGCCCTAAAAGTTAATACGTCTGAATCACTAGCTAGTGTATCTGCAACAGGTACAGTAGTAGCTGTAGGGTTTGATGCTAAAGGTAATCATACACTAG